AATTAGTTTAGGAAAGCTTGGCGTAACATAAATGCCGTCAGAATTTTTTACACCTTTAATACGTTGTTTTAACACTTCTTCACAAATTAATGCAGCGTAATTAGCATATTCACCATTAGGATTAAAATTTAAAAATAAAGTGACAAACGGAGCTTGCGTAGCCGTTCTCTACGTAGACTATATCTTCATCCTATTAATATAGGATGGGCGGCACTTCCATATAATGAATTTCACATTATATGTACGGACTTCATCTTCTGTTCTAGAAGGTATGTCCTAGTCGTTTGACCTTTCAGAAGATTCCTCTTCTGACTTGGCACCGGATTGCCGACAATCTTTATTATTGCCTTTCAACCAATTTTCTCTGGATATTTTTCTTTTAATTTCTTTTATTTCATCCATAGAAACTGGTTTTCCATTATCAATAATATCACCATTAGAATCTATATAACGAAAAATATGTTTTTTATATGTATACCGATCTCCTCGACATACTGCGCATATTTTTGAAAAATCAAATCCAGGCATATCTTTAGCACAATCAGATGCACTATAATATTGTTTTCCTGTAGTAATACATAAAACTGGTTTACTTGTTTTGTTATATTTACCAGTTTTACCATACATATGATTTAATTCTCCGCGTTGAGCATCTCCTATTTTTTTCTTAACTTCTTCTGTTAAATAAGGATTATGTCCGCTGCCTTTTAAATTATAACCTTTATTTGGATTTGTTGTATCATAATATTCAATCCAATAAGATTCTTTTTTATCTAATTCTTCTAATGTTTCAGCATCGTCAACAATTCTCCATTTAAAATTTTCAACACCATATTTTTTCATAGCTCTAACAAATGCAATACACTTACTATTGTTATATTTTATACTATTTATATGTTGTTGTTTTCTTCTGTGTAATGTTTGAATTGTTTGTCCGATATATCTTTTATTATTAATAATATTTAAGGCTTCATAAATGATCATTGGTTTCCCGGTTAGCACAATCATTATCCGTCATTTATTACGGAACACTAATTGTCGTTGATTGTACACCACACTCTTGTATGTTCACCGCCTCCACTTACTATATTACTATAGTAAGGGGCCAAGTTGACCATTGCTTGTATTGAGAGTCTGGATCTGGTATTGAATAGTCTGAATACCATCTTTCAGTTCCTTCATCATCATACGTTCAGCAATTTTTTCTTTATTTATTTCATCTTTAAAAATTTCTAAATATTTATCATAAGATTTTTTAAGATATGGAGCTAATATTTCATCAAATCCATTAATTGATTGCCCTCCAAATTGACCTGATGCCACTTGTGCTATAATTTGTGTCGTAATAGTACAAGCAGTTTGGAAAGACTTAGGCGTTTCAATTAATTTATTATTAATACGAGTTCCATTATCTAACATATCTTTAAGATTAATTAGGCAGCAATTTGGAATTGGCTGGATTAAATAATCCATATCATGAATCCAAATACTGCGATTATCATGAGCTTCTAGAATATCTCGAGGCAATAATTGTCGGCGAGCAATATCTTTAGATACTTCGCCAGCAATTAAATCGCGCTGAGTAGAAGCAGCTTTTGCATTCTTATTAGAATTTTCATTAATAGTGTCGATATTCGTACCATCGATAAGACCTAAAATCGCTTTATCAGATGTATTTTCTCTACGACGATATTCTTGAACAGCTCTATACGCTTCATAAGCACGAGCTACATCTTTTTGTTTATGTTTAACTAAAAGATCGAATACCATCTTTTCGATACGTTTAATATCGATTTCTTGCATCATGATATATTCTTGTGCAATTTCTTCGGCAATAGATTCAGCAATCTTTTCATTATCTTTTAATAGAGAATGTTGTGCTTTACCTATTGCGATAATAATTTTTTGTTTGTCGAAATCAACCTTTCGACCATTTCTTTTAATAACAGACATTATTAATCCTTTTAAAACTAATAAAATTAAAATAATAATTTATATATCAATATTATTTGATTAATAGTTCTGTACCTTCTATAACTACTATTAATTCTTGAGAATTGCTAATAATAGAATAAGCGTCGGCTTCGACATCTTTAATATCTTCGATGATCCAGCCTTTGTCGTATACATCGAAACGCACGATATCTTTAACCAAAGGATTTTGTTTCGGTTCTTTACCAGTATACCAATATGCATTATCAGATACTTCGATAATTTTAGTATACGGAGCATATAAATGTTTTAACGTATATTGCTTTAACACCTGTTTACCTTCGTAATTAAATTGTACGATTCGTTCTTGCTTGTTACCATCAAGAATAATTTCGTCAGTTCCAGTAGAAAATGTTCCGATTAATCTAGCCGAAGTCGGTACCAGAATTTCATTGTTTCCACCAAATAATACTTTTTCCATCATTTAAAATTTTCCTTTCGTTGCGCAACTAAAAAGAAGATGTAGTATTATATTACTATAACACATACTACATGTAGTATATTATGATTATATATCATAACATAATTACAGTATAATCCATATTTTTTATAAAGTCTAATATTTATAAGTAAATGTATTTACTTGCAATAATTACAAATTATAAAAAACCTTATATCTCCTAGTTTACTTAGTTATGCAAATATTATATAATAAAAGAAGAATTTGTTTCATTTTATTTTCAGGAGGATTAAATGGCTGAAGAAACAAAACAATCTGTTACGATTAACTATTCAGCATTAGATGGCGAAGATCTAATTAGTTGGTTATATCGTATGTATGAAGAACGACAAAATAATACTAAATTAACATATAAACGTATTTCTGCTATGGCAGAAATGTTTTTCGACATTACTTTAGATACAGCTACGATAGGAAGTTATTTTAATGATTTTAGAAAATCAGTAACTCCAGTAATGACACAAGAACGTATAACAGATACAGCACGAGATTTATTATTAAATGCTCATGTTAAAAATGTAAATAGTAAACATCGTCAAGAATTAAATCGTACGTTAAAAGAAGTATCTAATCAATTTCTATTAAAAGAATTAATAGCAGAATCAATTAGTAAACTTGAACCACTTAAATATGAATTTAAAGAACTAGTAACTGGCGAAAGCGAAGCTATTCTTCTTATTAGTGATTGGCATAAAGGTCAAGTTAGCGATAATTATTTTAATAAATTTAACGACGAAATATTTCATCAACGTGTCGAACATCTTATGAATAAGACACGAGAATATTGTAAATTAAATAATATTAAAACGATTCATATCATGACATTAGGCGACATGATTAACGGTGGCATTCATGTACAAACACGAATCGAATCTCAAGAAAATCTTATCGAACAAACGATCGGTGTTACCGAAGCACTTAGTCATCTATTCAATAATCTAAGTCAAGATTTTAACTTAGAATTATATTTCTGTCGAGGTAATCATGATCGCGTTACTCCTTCTAAAGAAGAAGCTATGAACGGTGAATCGTTTAACGATATTATTCCTTGGTTCTTAAAAGAACGCCTCAAAGGAAATGAACGAATTCATTTTAATAAAAATATTGTCGACGATGAAATTATCGTAGCTAAAGTTTGTGAACAAATAATTATCGGTGTTCATGGACATAAAGATAATTATAACCGAGCTATCGATAATTTAGCATTATTTACAAAACAAATACCTAATTATATTGTTATGGGTCATTTCCATCATTCTAGAGAAGCTGATCTCAAAGGTGTCGAAATGATTGTTAATCCTTCGCTTTGTGGTAGCGATCAATATGCTGTCGATGGACGTAAGTTCTCGAAAGCTGGTCAAAAACTATTAATGTTAAATAAAGACGAAGGACGTTATGCTACATATTTTATTAGTTTTACATAAGAAAAGCCCCTCGGTCGAGGGGCTTATTTTTTATTGTATTCATATAAGAATACAAGAATAGCTATAAATAATACTAAGTTAAATACATTCATTTTTCTATTTCCAAAAATTCTTTAGAAAATCGCAAATAGTAAGCTTCGTTTAAATACTTTTTGCGATAACGTTTTTTAATAGTTCTAATAATCATCTTAATTCTTTTATTCATTAATAATATAATACCTCAATGTCTAATAACTTTATATACAGATATAATTAATAACAATGCTAATAAAGAATTAAGAATCGAATAGATAATATATTGGTCCATTACAAATCCTTTTCGACTAAACGTCGTCACCATAAATTTCAAATATAATAGTATCGAATTCTGATAAATATTGTTTAATTAAAGTTAATACTTGTTTCCATTCAAGCTTACCGTTGCCACAACCTAACTTAGGAATAGCAACCGTTACGTTTTGAATATTATGATTCTTTAAAAATAATACAAACGATTTTAATCCTTCTTCGATATATTCATATTTAGAAGGATCACGCCAATGTGCTTTCGTCGGAAACTGAACGATATTAATTTTTTCTTTAGTTAAGTATGTTACTAATACTGAACCAGTTTTAAGTCTGCCGGAACTACATGCTTTTTTATAATCTTCGACGCATGCCGGATATTTTTGTTTAATTTGAAGAGCTAAACCTTTTCCCATAACTCCGACAGTATTAACAGCATTAAAAATATATTCAGCCTTAGATCTTAATATATTACCAGTTTTATATACAAACATAATTATTTCTTCAACTTTGCTTTAAATAGTGTACCAATTGATAATTCATAAGATATAATATTATTTTCTTTATCAATTTCTTGGCTGATATTAATATTAATCAAACAAAACATAATAGCAGCTATTAACATTGAAATAACAGGAAATGTTTGTAATGTAAAATCATTAACTGTAAAATACGTAGTTCGATATACAGTATCATCTACGATAAAATACATAAATAGATTAACGATTATTAAATTAATCATATATATGATAATCGAAAATAATATGTATATATGAATAAATTTTTTTAATAATATGTTATTTATATTTTTATCCATTATTTTACCTTGTCTATAACCATAAAAATAACTGCTATTAACATAACAATAACTCCAAAACTTAAAATTAATTCAGGCAGCATATCATAATCATGATTTTTTATATCAATAATCATTTCAAAAATAGTTTTAATAAAACCACAGAATATAGGAATCATGCCTAAAATAATTAATAAGAATCCAGCAATAAACAAAATTTTATATAATTCCATAATTACCACTCCGTTCTATATCGACGCTTAAAAATAGTATTATATTTATATTTACGAATATTATTATCATACATATTAAGATTAAATCTAATATTAACTTTAGGTTCAAAAAACATCATCATTCTAACAGCTTTTTCATAATTAACATGTCGAAATTTATATTCGTATTGAGGTTTATATCCATTAGCTGTCGTAAATACAATACGTTTAGAACGTTCAGGATATTCATACATAATATCTGATAAAGATTTGATATTATTAAAATACATAGATTTATATCTCATCTTAACAGGAATCTCACCAAACGATCTTGGAATTATATGATCGATCGCATAATCAGAGCAAATCTTTCTTATAATATAAGCATTTGCTTTTCTTAATTTCGTAATCATTTTAACATCCTTTCAAATAAAAATATCCTTGCCATCATGACAAGGATTAAATAAATTCTATTACTCAAAACTGATATACTACCAAAGGAGTAAGGGAAAATGAAAAAACCGCTAAAAAAGTAGCATACCAGTTTTCAATAATAGAATACATAGATGCAGTATTTAAAAAATTATAATGTATTTAGCTTAATATATATTCTTAACAGATTTACAATGTAACTTACTTTCTTAAAAAATATATAACAATACTGCATCTAATATTCTAAAAATAATATGTTAATCATAATATACGCTTCGCATTCTTTGGGGTGGTTTCTATATATATACTATTAATTAACATATTATAATAAAAAATCCTAGCAAAAGACGCAGATAATCAGAAAAAGAAATCTTATGCTAGGATAATGGCGGTTCCAACGGGATTTGAACCCGTAATCTTCACCTTGACAGGGTGACGAGATAACCAATTACTCCATGGAACCATGTGGTCGCAGAGAATGGATTCAAACCATTTTAGATACGGATATGTTTCCCGTACTATTTTACTCTGCAATATTAAATGCCAAATCCTTAGATAGCCCGTAAGCTATCTAGGACTGCTAATTGGCCTTAACCTAATAGCTGGCATAATGGTGACCCGTGGGGGAATTGAACCCACCGTACTCGCTGTGAAAGAGCGATGTCTTAGCCACTTGACTAACGGGCCATAAATGGGAGCGGGGGCAAGAGTCGAACTTGCACTAGACGAGCTTATGAGACTCGTGTCTCTGCCAATTGGACTACCCCGCTACGGTTGGGGTCAATGTTACGTTTTCCGTTCATATATATAAATGTGTGTGTTAATTAATTTATAGAAGAGAACTTTATTTTAAGAAAGGAGAGTGAATTTATTATTGAATACTTTAAATTTATGTTTGATATGACATTAATTAGATTAATGAACTAACGATACTAGAGGCAACAAAATATCAGGGGGTAGTATTTTTATAGTACATATCGTTATTTTGTACGTTCATTATCGCAAGAGAGAG